GTATTGATAAGAATATAGGGAACCCTATCCCCGGACTGCGGCTCCGAGCCGGGTTGGCGTTCTCTCATCTTCCGAACAACCTGTACGTGCGCTTGATTAATGTTAGCGACTTCATCCCCAGTAATCGACACACTCTTTCCCTTAACCTTATACGAATCAGAGAGTGACTGACTCAAAATGAGCTTTTCGTTCGGTACATCTCCTTCAAGTAGCTCCACAGCTCGTTTCCGAGCGAGAGCCTTGGGTGCATCCGTGCCACTACTGTCGAGGACTACATCCAGCAGTTCTTTACACACTTCTCTCACGTGTGGAGTGTTATCCCGACGAACGAGTTGTAAACCCTTGACATCAATATAGTCCATGTTCATGTTCCCATCCTTACCCTTGGTCCAAAGTTTGGCGGCATACCGCTTCTTACTATAGAGGAAGTATGGACAATAGACCTTCTCGAGCTCCAGGTTATTCGGAGCTTTGAAGAGCTTTGTACACTCTTCCGCAGCGCGTTCCCCAAGCTCCCAGCTATACTCGATCGCCTCCTTTCCAGTTCTACCTTGTACATCAAACTCCACCATCACAGAATCCGTATCTCCGTATCTCACTTTCGATCCGGGAAAGTTCTTCTCCACATAGTTTTTCGTGTCGTCAATCATATTTCTACCCTTCATCGTAGTTGTAGAAGCAATGGCAACACATGGGAGGATTCCCTTTGAAGCACCTGTAAATCCATACACGGAGTTCATACTGATTTTGTAGGCCAGCTGTTTACCGTTATACATTTGCTTCATCGCACCAGTCGCTTTAGCCATATCTTTCTTCGCTTGCTTTCTAAACGCCTTGAGCTCTACCAAAATACTAGGCAAAATACTCGGAACGTTTTGTGCGAATGTGTGGTCTCCGAAAGTTTCATATTCGACTCCGGGTATGTTCTTGTACTTGGGATCCATCACGAGCGACGAATAGCAGAGGTTGTGTGCCATCATGATACTCGGATACAGACCTTCAAAATCTAGGGCAGTGATGGGGGTATAATAGGCCCCAGACATCGCTTCTAGAACGGTTGCACCCACATACCCAGTGTTATCCGTGTGTCCATAATCGTACGTAGGGACCTTAAACTTCATTTCTCGAGCCTTTTTCGTGAGTTGACTAAACACCTTGATTTGCTGTCCACGTTCCACTAGATAACTGAGTGGCACCCAGGTAGCCTTAGCCATCTCCAATAGATTAACGAACGTACACAGCTTGGAAATGAGACGGTGTGGAAGAAGTGTATCCTTAATACAGTACTCCGCAACTTCCCGAAGCTTTACCGGATCTTCTTGCTCGTACCGACGGAACATCTCTTTCGGTGCCATATCGATCTTGTTGTCGCCTAGGTAGAGCTTCGAGACATTATCGAGTTTATACGAGTCCAACTTATACTCACGCTTCACTTCGTGGAACAGATCAAAGATAAATCGTCCGGGCATAGGGACAAGCTTCAGCTCGTTATCACCCAGAGCGCTCGAGGAAAGCTTTTTAGGCATGAGATCGCACACGTGCGTCTTTAGCTTACTCATCTTGAAAAACGACAGTGGACAAGACATGAGATGTCCACGTTCGATGATATACTCAAGATCGAAACCGAAGATATTCCATCCAGTGATAACATCAATATCCTTTTCTGTCAGGTAGTTTGAAAATCGAATCAGCATGTCCTTTTCCGTCAGGTACCACTCGATAATCGAATCATCGTCCAGGTTTTTATCCGTCTCCTTGAAGCACAAGCACACCTTCTCGAAAGGTTCGGTTTCTCCGAAACGCATGAGTGAGATGGCAATCTGAAAACATGCATCGTCTCTCACCTTAGGATCCGGGAACTTTCCAGTCGAGCTGTAGCACTCAATATCAATTGATGCGATCACAAACGGTGCAGATTCGGGGTTATCTATAGCCTTAAGATCCTTCCATGACTTACAATACAGGTCAATATCGACGTTTGCAAAATCGGCACGTTCACAGCCATCACCCGTATCCACCCAACCCGTAGATTGGATGTTAGACCTATGCATAAATCTCAGTACAGGGTCCAGATTCGCCTCGTATAATCGCAACTGACTAATATGCTTCGTGCGATCAATATCCGTATCCAGCCTTTGTAGAGTTTTTCTCAGAGCTGTCACCTTCTGCAAAGCTTGATTCTTAGAAGATTCGTCATTTTCCTTATCCATAGCGGATTCAGTGAGAACGAGCTTGTGATCCGTTTCTTCGCGCTCGCGCTCCAGTTTTTTAAGAGTCGCAGCATTTGTTCTTCTCAGTTTACTACTGATATACCGACGCGATTGTAGATCTTTACAGGTTATCTGTATAAAAGTCCGAGACTCCCCGTTTTGAAACCCTTCCATGTCCTTAGATCTCAGGGATCCACAGTTTACAATATCGGGGCACGTATCTTTGACGTGTTCGATCACCTTTACAGGGTCCAGTGTATCAGGAAGCTTCATAAAGAAGTATGGCTTAAAAGGGGTCGTCACACAAACAGATTGACCGTTCATCGTCTTTCCAAACATCCTGATCAGATGCTCGTCATCTTCGTCACGTGCATCCCATGTCAAGACCTGGAATTGTACCATACTTCGTTATAGAGCTAAATTTTTAATATCATATATTAGTAAAAATGTCAGCTGCTCTGATTGACCTCGTGTCTAAGGGAGCCCAGGATGTGTTCATCACTGGCTCGCCCCAAGTTTCATTTTTCCATCAAAATTATAAGAGACATACGAATTTCGCACTCAAGCCCGAGCGTCTCGATTACGTTGGAACCTTCGCCGGCGGCAACGAGGTTGTGATTCCTCTGCGCACTAAGGGTGATCTTTTAAGCTACGTCTGGGTCGAGGCCACCAACATCGGCCGCGGTGGTTCCAACACGACCGGTTTCTTTAGCACCAACGACACCAGCACGACCGAGTTTTCTCTTTGGATTGGTGGTCAGGAAGTGTGCCACCTCGATTCTCTTTTCATTCAGGGTGTTCACAACTTACTCTACAAGCAAGATGGCGCTAAGGCGACTTGTGCCGTGACACTCGACGAGGTTTCCGATAACGCCAAGGGAACTGATGTGGCTGCCGATCATTATCTCATTCCCTTCTTCTTCTCCGAAGATTGGACCAAGTCTCTTCCTCTCACTGCGCTTCAGTTCCACCAGGTCGAGCTCCGAATCAAGTGCCGCTCCGGATTCACCCCGGCTTCCACCCCCAAGGTCTATGGTACGTATGTGTACCTCGACACCGAGGAGCGTCAGCTGGTCGTCGAGCATGAGCACGAGATGCTCATCACCCAGACCCAGTTCCAGCCCATGTCTGCGGATGACGTCGACATCGATCTCACTTACTTCAACCACCCTTCCAAGGCTATCCACGTCGTCTCTTCCGAGGCTGATAATAATCAATGGGATACTAACTTCACGTTCGACCGCGCTTCTCTCTACATCAACGGTACCGCTCTCTTCGAGGAAATGTCTCCCGTCTACCATCACAACGTCGTTCCGGAGATGCACTGCACATCTCTTCCGTCGTCGACTCTCAGCACCGTCGCTACTTTCACGTGGCCTTTCTGCTTAAAGATGAATTCTTCCCAGCCCAGCGGTTCGCTTAACTTCTCGCGCATCGATAACGCGAAGCTGAATCTTACCGGTACCACCACCAGAAATGGTACTCTTGTGCGTGCCTATACAGTCAATTACAACATTTTAAAGATAAAAGACGGTATGGGCGGTGTTGCTTTTGCTAACTAAATACTCATACGTTATTTTTTTATTTATTATTAACCGGATGAACCAAAACCACGTTCACCACGTTCAGTGGATGCGATTTCGTCCACAATCTCAATGGGAGGGATTTCGCATCTCTCCACGATAAGCTGGGCAATCTTATCCCCAGGTTTAATATGAAACGTTTCGTCACCATGATTAAACAGGATCACCTTGAGTTCACCTGTATAATCAGGGTCAATAACACCGGCACCGGTTTGAATACCATTCTTCACAGCGAGACCAGAGCGAGGAGCGATACGACCGTAGCATCCAGTAGGAACAGTCGCGGCAATTCCAGTGCTAACAATACCCCTTGCGAGGGGAGGAATCTCAACATCGACGATACTGTACAGGTCATATCCAACCGAAGCGCTCGAACCAGATCGCTCGGGAATGATCGCGTCAGTCGAAAGGCGTTTGATAAGCAGTTTAGATTCCATCTTTGTTAGTACACGCGGGATAACTTTAAATGTCTGTATATACCAAATGGATTCCGTGTTAGTCGCGTTCATGATGATCCTGACGACGCTCATATTTGGTTTAATATATTCGAGTTTTGATCCAGCGGAGTTTGGGTTTACCGATTCTCCCATGGACCCGTGGTATTTCTCGTTCACTACCATGTCTACCGTTGGATATGGTGACTTCAGTCCCAAGACCGACCGGGCTAAGAGAATGGTCATGTTTCACCAGGCTCTTCTTATAATGGAAGTCAGCGTTTTCGTGGCATGGATTGCGAAGAAAATGTACAAACCGCGTAACATGAACTTTAAAACGATATAAAAAAGTAAATACACTACCTATATAACATGAACGCAACACGTGTCAATACCACGTTGAGAC